CTTCTAATATATTTTGTTTTTTCCAAACTAACGCAAAAGTAGGTTCGATGCCACTAGATGTGTCAGCTATCATTGATATGGTGCCTGTAGGAGCAACTGTTAATCTACAGTGATTCCTATAAGCTTCTGTATCCTTATCGTAGTTACTATTACTCCATGCTGGAAAGGTCCCTCTGCTCTTAGCTAGTTCTAGTGACTCATCATCTGACCATTCTCTAATCTTAGCCATTACCTTTTCTCCTACTTCTCTAGCTAATTTAGAATTATATGGTATGTGCATTTGTATTAGCAAATCCGCAAACCCCATAACGCCTAACCCTATTTTTCTAGTAGACTTAGTCATCTCCTCTATTTCTGGAGTAGCATATTTGTTTGCATCTATAACATTATCTAGAAAGTGGACTGAAGTTCGTGTAATTTCTTCTAATTTTCCCCAATTGACTTTCTTATCCCAACCATGTGTAGGTTCATCTGACCTTTGGTAAAACTTAGATAGGTTTATAGACCCTAGATTACAAGACTCGTTCCCTAATAATGGTTGTTCACCGCATGGGTTTGTTGCAATCATATCACCATATTGTTCTTTTACGTGATTATCTTTGTTTATTTGGTCAAGGAATATCATTCCGGGCTCTCCATTATTCCAAGCACCATCAACTATTTTGTTGAAAACATCTCTAGCATTCAATGCCCCAACAACCTCATTGGTTTTAGGGTTTATTAGATTATATTCCATATTGCTTTCTACAGCTTTCATAAAGTTTGAATCAACCCCTACAGAAATATTAAAGTTGTGTATATCACCCTCGACTTTTTTACATTCAATAAAGTCTAATATGTCTGGGTGATAGATAGACATTACAGCCATGTTAGCTCCGTCTCTTTTACCACCTTGAGTTATCATAGAAGATACTCTTGATAGAGTTTTTAATACTTCTATTGGACCACATGCAATACCATGTGTAGATTTTATAGATGCACCTCTTGGTCGAAGCTTTGAAAGAGAAAACCCTGTTCCACCTCCAAACTTTTGTACCATGGCACTGTCAGTTGCAGCCTTCATTATGCCTTCCATACTGTCTTCTAAGGGCAATACAAAACATGCTGATAGGGTACCCTGCTCTGTGCCAGCGTTCATTAGTGTAGGTGAGTTAGGTAAGAACTCAAGAGTACTCATCATATTAAAAAAATCAGCTTCTGTAAGTGCCAACTCAACGTCTAATTTCATATATTGCTTATCAATTGAAGCAACTGATTTAGCTACCCGGCTAAACATTTCGGTTGGAGTTTCTATAACATTATTAGAACTATCTTTTAGCAAATACCTGTGATTTAATATTACATCTGCTTGGTCGGTAATTATTGCTTTGTCTTCAGTCTGAGGTTTAATTTTATCTTCTAATGTCATTTTTTTATTTCTCCTTATATTTCTTAATTATTGTCGATGTCCGCAGTATAAACACAACCCTCTCTCAGGAACCCAGAAATTGGCATTACACACAGATTCTTTACACTGTGGGTTTGGAGCACTCTTAGCTCGTTCAATCTCATTGACCGGTTCCATTTGTAATGGATTGGGTTTATTTTCACCTTGGACTAATCCAGTTTGTTCATCACGTTCTTTCTTTCTACTTTCAGGGGTCTCCCCGGGACTAACTGCATTGAACCAGTCCGCTGCACTTCCCAAATCTACAAACTTATATGCTGTGTCATGAACCGCCTGTAAAGCCATTGCAATTGAGAAAAAGGCATCCCCATGTCCTAGAGGTGTGTCGGGTGCTTTCAATTCATTACTTACAGACAGTATCTGATGCTTCTGTCTTTCGTCTTTGATTAACTTTATTTTACCACCATGAACAAAATTTTCAAAGACTGAAGCCATAGTATTTTTACTTTTTTGAGAGAAATGCATCCCCCTCCATCTAGCGTCTAAACCTCGGTCTTCTAATTCCCCACGTGTGTTATCTATGTACCCCGAAGTTAAATCAAAATTATCTGCAACTTCGTTTAAATATTCTATTTGGTCTGAGTAACTCCAACCATCTAAAAAGGAAGAATGCACTTGTTCAATCTTATCCCCCCGTTTTCTAAATATAACTAAATGCGAAGGGTGTTTCTTCTTGCCTACATCAAAACCTCCAAAAGTCTGGTCCCCAGTTTCCCAATCCTTATATTTCTTAGTCGCTGGAACAGACCTTAATGTTTCATCTTCACATTTTTCAATATCTTCTGCATCAAAATAAGACTCTGTAGCAAAGTGAGGAACTAACATAAACTCGGAAGCAAATGATTTGGGTCTTGCTTTTTGTTGGGCTAATAAATAATCTTCGGTATATAATTCTGGCATTAACACCCTCCGTCCGGGAACTGGGTCTAATGCCGGAAGCACTCTAGATTTAAATCTAGAGTCTTCTTGTAGCTTAGATAGTAGGTCCCCGGGCATCATAGGTGTGCCCACCACAATCACAGGAACCCCCTTCAAAGGTATAAATAAACTTTCTGTCATAAAGTGGTCTTCTACTTTAGTTATTTGACCCATGTTTAGTGGGTTCTCAGGGTCTCTTAGAACGTCATCAGCAATCAAAGCTCCATTCACGTGCATTCCCCGTTTGAAAGAAAACAATCCACCATGCATTATTTCCATAGGTTGATTGTTCTTATAAAATCTAGCTGAGTAATCTGCTTTAGGATTCCTGTTGACCAACATTTCTGTAATAACTGGGTTCCTAGCAATTGTTTTATTTATTTCGGCAATATGGTATTTAGCCATACCGTCACTATAAGATAAGTAAAGTACAGACATATCTCTGGGGGCGGTTAATAATCTCCAAACACTAAAGGCGTGCCCTAGGATAGTCGACTTGAAATGCCCTCGGGGGAGCACTCCTACATAATTCATACCTGTTTCTACACATTCTTGTATATCATCGGCTAATACCCCCACGTGCCAAGCTTTAAAATATTCTGGGTTATCATACGATAAACACCAAATATTCTGAACAAACTCTTTGAAAGAACCTACATCGTATCTTTTCTGGTCCATAAGACCTTTAGAGAGCAAATCAAAGGCACCCTCAACACTTACAATATCTTTAGCCATTTCTATATATCCCTATGTTTTTGTTCAATAGCTTTTAGTTTGATACCGATTCTTTGTAGAGTTTCATTATCAGAAATTTCGTCAATCAAAACACTCATGATATCTTGAACAAATTCCATGTTAATCATTCCTTGCAGAATTTCTCTTTGACCTTTTATCCCTATGTCTGCCGCCCGTGCTGCATCTAAGGCTCTATCAAACTGTAATCCTTTTAAATCTTCGGATGCTTGTCCTGCTATTTGAGAGTAACTATCCAACTGCTCTGATTGCATTCTAGCAAATCTTTGCCCTTCTGACTCCGCAATCTGTTGTTGTTGGTCTGAAATAGCTACTGCTTTTTGGTCACCCCAACTTTCTTTCTTAGCCCATGCGTATATAGTAGGTGGACTTACCACCACACCATTTATAGAAAGTTCTTCAGCTATTTGTTTAGCTGATTTATCTCCTTTGAGATACATTCTCATTGCTTTTAGTTTTGTTTCTTCTGGTATATGTTTAGGCATAATTTACTCAAATTGGTCATATACACTGTTATCATCCATCATTCCGTATCCAGCGTCAGAAACATTTTGAGAGTCAATATTACCCCCTAATGGACTTCCGTCTGAATTTAGGAATTGAGAGAAATCCCAGTATCCTGTTTTATCTGTATGTGCTGTATAACAACTTGGAACCTTTACCTTAGCCCCCCCGGGTAATCTTATTTCATTGAATTGCATTCCTATCTCACCTCTAGTACATATTCCAGCCCATATGTGTTCTTGTTTGACAATTGGTGTATAGTTTGTTCTTTTTAGTAGGCTCCCTGTAGTTCGTTGTAAGTTTTTCACCTCTTGGTTACTACCACATTTAGCAAACTTACACCAAACAACAGCCCCATATTCTTTTTTTACGTCTTCAAGAGTAGGTAATTTCTTAGGAAATTTGTCTTCATACTTTCTTTTCTTCTTTTCCTTTTTACCCGGAAAAAACATCTGAAAGCCTCTTACTACTTTAGTTAGTCCACCTGAACCTATCATACTAGAACCTCCTCTTATTCCATAATGCTATGCATGCCGCATCAGCATAATCTTGTTCGGGGAAATTATCTCCCCACTTTTCTATTGCAAACTTCATGATTGCATCTTTTTTTAAACTTCCCTTACCTAAGATTTCTTTTTTCCATTCAGCATGGTGTATAAGTGCTGTATCAATGTTATTTAAAACAAGTATAGCCCACACTGCCCCTATTATATTAGCTAAAGAAATTAAGGACCTTCGATTTTGCACGAAGATTGCAGCTTCTACAGCTGCTTTATCTGTTATATTTATTTTACTCATTTCTTCAGAAAAATCAACCACAATTTCAGGGAATCTTGCGGCAGATAGTTTCTTATCACTAGACCACTTGTAGAGCCCCACAAGGGCTTCTGTGTCATCTACGACAGCTCCATGTATAGCTTTACTTGATGTGTCCAGTCCTAAATAGTTCGCCATTAGTATTTATCCGTAGTTCTTATTGTGATTACCCTGCTCACCGTTCCGTAAGCTTCTTTATAGGTTTCTAATAACCCTTTAAGTCTCTTCAATTCGGCTGATTGTTCTATAATATCTCTTCTTAGTTGAACTAGGGCATCATACTTTACCATAATTTCACCCCTCAATTCATCTTTAGTAGCTTTTTTACGCCCCTCTTTTTCATGCTCTTGGGATAGTCTAAACGAAGCTTTACCATAACCCTCATTAAAGGATGCTTCTAAGGCACCTACAGTAGCTTCAATATCAGCTACTTTTGTTTGTAAAAAAGCATTATATCCCCCATACATAGTTAGGAACTTTTCTAAGTCTTTATCAGAAGCTTTTGACAAATCAGCAAAATCTAACCCTTCATACTCTGGTAATTTTGGGTCAAATATAGGTATACCTAATGAGTCGATTCTTTTAGATACCCTTCCTAATGCTTTCATAGGAGTCCATTTTGTGTCTCTCTCTTGCATTACAACAACCCCTCTTCTACTAGTCTACAGTCACAATATCTGGGTCCTGTACATTTTTCAGGCATTGTTAACATGTCTTTAATTTTAAAACACCTTTCTAATATATCCGCCCAATGTTCTGGGTCTCGGTCCACTAAAAAAGCTTTTATTTTTTGGTTGTTTTTATTTTCATACAATACAGTCCCTCTTTCATATCCTCCCATATTAAGATACATTTGAATTTGGGTAGAGTGTTCTGGTAAGGGCTTTCTTAAAGTATCAAACTTTGAAGTGTTTATTGACTTTAACTCAATAGGCACCACGCCATGATTAGCATGTTTAATTAAAAAGTCTATTCTACCCGAGATTGCTGGGATTTCATATTTCACCGAAACTTCTCTGTCAATCAATATCCCTAACTCAGAAAACCACTTCTCCACTCGTTCTTCTAAAAAGCTACCGTTCTGAAATATCCTTTCTAAAACGGCTGGTAAGGGTCTGTCTACCATACGCCCATTGTAACATAACCACACATATCTATCACAGGAGTTACTTATAACTGATGGGTAAAACACATGTTTCCCCCTAGAAGTCATTGTCCCCTCTAAGTGTTCATCTATCAAATCTTTTAGCCACATATCTTGTCTATGGGCTGGATTAGCTTTTCGTTTATATATCATTCTAAACCCTTATCTAAATTATTTATTTCGGACCAAAGCTGGTCTTTTATTTTTTCATTTGTTTTTTCTTTTATATGAATAATGTAATCTATATCATCTAAAGCTAAAAGCTCTGAGTCTCTTTTTCTATCCCTTTTGCCCAAATGCCCATATACCCCATCAGCTTCTACAACTGTTTTTATTTCAGGTATATAAAAATCTACTACATATGGATGATAATAAGCTTGTGGTTCATAACTTAATCCAAACTTAGATAACCATCGAGCTATAATTTCTTCTTGTTGAGTATAGTCTCTAGGGGGTAAGTTCATCTTTTAGTTTTTCAAACAATTTTTCGTCTTCGATAAACTTTGCTTTTAATCCATTCATACCCATAGCTTTCACATCCCCATAAGTATACCACGCCCCAGCCTGTGTTATTAGTTTAGCCTCAATACCATCTCTAATAAAGCTTTCTAGAACATCTATACCCCCCTCAACACGGAAAGGAACAATAGCGGAATCCCAATTTTCCCCACCTGTCTTTGTCTTTCTTAGTCTAATATTCATATTAAACCCAACTTTTTGTTCTTTCTCTTCTATCCAACCTTTCCGTTGGACTTGCATAATAGAATGGGCAAAGAATACTTGTCCTTGTCCCGCTGGCATGTTATCTAATGCCACAGGTCCCATACTAGCACGTACTTGGTTTATAGCCACAAAAGCTGACCCATTTTGTAGGTGTGGAAATAATTTAGGGAACGAACTATTTACAAATCTTGCTTGCCAAGCCATTGGACTAAACCCAAAGTCTTCTGCAGCCACATTCGCTGGTACTAACCCTGCAATACTATCCAGCACAATAACTTCAAATCCTGCTATCATAGCTTCTCTAACATGCTCCATAGCTTCTTCACCCGTAGTTGGCTGTGATACTAATATTTTTTTAGCATCTACTCCACACGTAGCCATCCAGTCTTTGTCATATGAAAGCTCTGTATCTATCCAAACAGCCTTACCACCCATTTTCTGAGCATTTACAACTATCTGAGACGCTAGATAAGACTTTCCCACGTTAGTAGGACCGTATATAAGAGTCATCTTTTTAAATGGGATTCCCCCACCAGTCAATTTATCTAATGCTGGTATGTTAAAAGGGATTCTATTCGTTGTAAAAGCGTTGCTATTCCCCAACTGGAAGTTTAGTTTTTTGTTTTTTAGCATTTTTTGTATTGCTTCTTCAGCATTATTTTCCATTCATCACCCTCCGTCTAACGCATTCAGCCCACGCAAAGTAAGTAGCACACGTTTGTACAAGTTCTATAAATAATTTAGTATCACTTTGAGAAAAAATCTCCTCTGCAATATCCCCATTCTTTTCCGTAGCTAGGATATTCCACCAAGCATCATCATGGTTTTGTTGACCCCACAGTAATTCTTGTCGCTCTCTTTCACCGAGAACAGATTCTAAAACTGATGCCCTTATAGGTTCGTTATTTTCCCTCATCTAATATGTCCTCAATCTTAGCGTCTATTTTGCCTTTTAGCACATCCCAAATAACATCAGCTACCTTTTTAGCGTCTTCTATTTGCGGCTCTATAGGTAATTCTGTATCTATTTGGTCTATATTCAAATCTACCCTACCATATTGATTCAGGTCCAATGCCCCTACTCTAAATGTAAATCCTAAATGCCCACTAACTTTTGCCAT